AACTAGTTCTGCTACCTGTTTTTGAACCACTTTTTGTGTTAAGCTGTCGTAAATTCCAATTATTCTCATTGGGCACCTCACAACACTAATTATACTAGGAAAAAATATAAAGTCAAATAAAAAATTGAGGAGAACCAATCATGGCTCAAAAAGGATTAAATACCTGGAACTTTCAACAAGTAGTGCGAGAATCTCCTAATATAGCTAAGTGGAATCCTAACTTAGCTATTGATTGGATGGAAGATGTTCGCGCGCATATCCAAAACGACGTTCAACTAAAAAGTTGGAACCAATCAGCAGAAAAAATTAACTTTACAATTGACTTTTTGGAAAAATCTGGTAAAGTGAAACATGAAGAATATTGGGGACATAGATTAGCAGAGTCCCGACGTATAAAACTTAACTTAACCCAACCTAAAGGAAACAAATGAACTTCTCTACCTTTGATATTGAATTCTTTGAACTTGCTAACTCACTGAAAACTACTCTCAACGTAGAAACTCTGAAAAAGAGTCTACTTAAACTTAACAATCCTACTTACTACTCTAAGTTTACTTCTACTCATCCAGCTAGTTCTTACGGATATTATCAAAAAAAGACTATTAACCCACTGCTGAAAGCTATTTCAGCTATGTTGCAAATTCTGAAGTCTACAGACTCAGATGAACTCAAGCTGCGTCAACTGCAGCAAGAGTACGCTTGGGCCTTCCATCATTATTCGTGGTATCAAAACCTCGAGAAACAAAATGCCTGAAGGCCCTGAGTGCACAACTGTAGCTGTTCAGCTTAACTCTATCCTAAAAAACGCATACCTAACTGATGTAGACATTCTTTCTGGCAGGTATTTAAAGTCTCTGCCAGAAGGGTATGAAGACTTTACCTCTCGTTTGCCTAGACAAATTCTTAGTGTAAACAACAAGGGTAAGTTTATCTATATGAGCCTAGAACAAGACCATTACGTATTTATTACTCTTGGCATGTCTGGCTCTTTTAAAATTTCAACTAATCCTTATGCTCGTGTTAGGTTTGACTACCTACACGATTTAGGAGATATTCAAGTTGAAAGCCGTGTTTACTTTAGCGATATGCGTAATTTTGGTACTCTTAAGTTTATACGCGGTACCAGCGAGCTAAATCGTAAGCTTTTGGCTATTGGTCCTGATATGCTTAACGAGCCTTGCAGTGAAGAGCAGTGGTTAGATATTGCGGCTCGACATAAACGTAAAAGTCTAGTGAACTTTCTCATGACGCAGAGTGTCGTCAGCGGAGTTGGAAACATCTATAAGAGTGAAAGTCTTTTCCTAGCTCGTTTGCATCCAGCTAGGCTTGTGTCATCTTGTTCTAGAGAAGAGCTACTAACCCTGTATAATGCCGTAGTGCAAGTACTCAGAACTGCGTATGAAACGGGAGGTTCAACTATTCAGAGCTATTCCGATATCTACAATTCTGAGGGTAAGTATGTAAGATACGCTTCTGCAGTAAAAGAAATTGCAGATGCTCGACTTGGTAAGGTAATGGTATACGGGCAAAAAATAGACCCGTATGGCAATGCTATTAGTCGTATTACTCTAGACGACGGTAGAACTACGCACTTCTCGCCAGTTTTACAAAAATAGTTTTTGACTTTAAAAGGTTACTACTATATAATAATAGTATAACTAGGAGAAAGCCTATGGACGAACTCTCTAACCTCAGAGAAGACTTAAAAGATATCTCTAAGCGCCTGCAAGAAGCTGAGACTACTCTTAAAGTAGAAGATGCAACTCGTGCAGAACGCCATCAAAACATGATAGAACGTTTTGAGAGGTTGGAGAATCGTCTAGATACCTTAGAAGAGCAAATCTCTACAGATATGGCAGAAATTCTGCGGCATATTAGTGCACTGCAAGAACTTGCAACTCAAGGTAAAACTAGTCTTCGCACCCTTTGGGTGATTGGAGGTTTAGTGACTGGCGGTTTAGCTCTTTTAGCCTCTTGGTTGAGATGATAGAACAAAACTTAGTAGACTACGTAAAAAAAATTTTATTGTCTGACCCGGTAGATATTTTCTACGAGGAACAAGAGTCTATTAGCCATAGCTCTTTTGAATTAGTAGACCCTCGAGAAGTATCAGATGACGACGATGAAGATGAAGAGTATGAAGAAGACGACGAAGATTTAACTCGATACATAGGTAGTGTTAATCTTTTTGTTGCCGCAGCTTTGGTGTGTGACGAAGTCACGCATGGCCGCGCCCTTCAAAAACTAAATAAAGCAGATTCTGCTAAATTCGAATCTGCCTGGAGATTTCTAATAAACCAGCTTAAAGAAGAGCGATTTATTAGAGAAACTCAACTAGTAGCTCATAGTAAGATTAAGCTAGTAGTTGATAATGATAAGCTGCCAAATTTTGGGGCTTAATATATTTTCTTGCTTAAAAAAGGAGAAAGCAAATGACAGGCTTAACTGTAAATACATTATTTCCGCGCTCAGCGTTTGTAGGTTTTGACCACCTCTTAGATGAACTAGATAGAGTAGCAAAACAAGCAAACGACCATTACCCCCCTCATAATATCGTAAAAACAGGAGAGGGAGAATACCTTATCGAGCTGGCTATTGCAGGCTTTAATAAAGATGAACTCACTATTGAAGTCAAAGATAGAACTCTAGTTGTGAGAGGTGAGCACGTTTCACAAGGTCGCCAGTATATTCATCGCGGAATTTCTACTAAAAAGTTCCAGCGCACCTTTAGGCTGTCTGAACACGTTCACGTTAGCGGAGCAGACATTCAGGATGGCATACTTGCAATTCAATTGAAGTACGTAATTCCAGAAGAAATGCGTCCTCGTGTAATTCCAATTGGTAAAAGCGAGGTAGTCACACATGACACAATTAGTAACAGCACTAAACAACTATCTTCAAAAACCGCTCTCTGAAGCAGTTACAGGTAGTTATATGAAAATTCTTAATCTTTTTGAAGCGTTTATGAGCTCAAAACTTATGAAAGCTTGGGAAGAGTACGCTCGTAATCGAGTTCTGAGTCATGAAGCTCAACATACTATCAAAGAGCTTTCTAGACTCTCTGATAAAGAGTTAAATGATATCGGTATTACTCGATCACAAATTCGCGATGTAGCTTATCAAACCGTTACATATCGCTAAGGGTTGCTACTTAATAAGCACGCGAGGGGCTACGGTTAGCCCCTCGTTTTTTCTTGAGGTCTAAATGAAATATTTAATTTGGGTAATACTATACTTATGCACTGTAGTAGCCAGTTCTGCTAGTTTTGTGTTCCCGCTGGGAGACGCTAACGTTTGGTATACTAGTTTAGTTAGTCCCTCTTTTTCTCCCCCTAATTGGCTATTTGGACCTGTATGGACTATTCTATATCTTTTAATAGCAACTAGTGCATGGAAACTATTGCATAGTAGTCCTCACAAATATACCGCACTAGCTATTTCTCTCTGGGCTTTACAAATGGGTCTCAACACTATCTGGACTCCTGTATTCTCAGGCGCTGAAAATCTTGAAGCAGCATTTTACTATATAGTTGCTCTCTGGCTATCTATTGTTAGCTATGTAGTAGTGGCTTGGAAAGTAAATCGTACCGCTAGCTTAATGTTTATACCTTATCTTGCTTGGGTAAGTTTTGCCTCCTTACTCAATTATAACTATTGGCTATTAAACTAACACACAACACAGGAGAATTAATATGAATGAATATATGACAAATATGTGGATTGATACAATCCAGAATGCAAAAACTTCATGGGTAAACACTTGGGTCAAAGACAAAGAAATTAGTAAGCCTCTCCATGATTTTATTGCCGCACAAACACAATTTACTAAAATCGCAATGAAGTCTATTGCTGCTTATTCTAACGCAACTGGTGAAGCTATGGCTAGGGCGATGAAATGAACAAGAACCCTTTTGAGATTCGCGGAGAAATTCTTCAACTTGCCAAGGAATATATGGATAAGCAAGCTGAAATGAATATGATTTATGCAGAAAAAATGCAAGCTCTTGGTAAGATACAGATTGATGAATACATGAAAGCTTTTCAGCCATACTCTTTTGATGATATGATGAAAAAGGCTATAGATATGTATTCTTTTATTTCTACCAAGGACAAAAAAGAGTAACACCATGTGGCCCTATACCGATGAAGAGGCCTACGAATTATTTGAAAAACCGCTCTTAGCGTATAAGAAAATAATAGCTAATAAGTAAGATAAACCAAAGAGAGCTAACGTTCTCTTTGGTTTTTAAATTTTTTGATTGCCAAAGTATAAATATTATGCTAACATATAATCAGTGTAGAGAAATAATTAACATAGACTCTCCTTCTGGTCGAGTGTACACTACTCCCGAAGGAACCTTTCCTAGCATTACAACTATGCTAGGAGCTACCGCAAATAAAACTTGGTTACAACGGTGGATTGATAGTATAGGAGAAGAAGAGGCTAACAGAATAAAAGAGGCTGCCGCAGAGCGTGGTACGATACTTCACAATTACCTAGAGCGTTTATACGAAGAGTATGACTGTCCCACCAAAGAGCAAGCCAAAAGTTTTATAGCTTCTTCTGGACTTAATGAAGAAAAACCCTTTATTAGAACTATGACCGTAGAGCTAATAAAACATCTACTTGCCAATAATTTTCGTTCAGTATCACAGGAATTTGTGGTATGGGATTCAGAACTTAAAATAGCTGGTAGGTGTGACGGGGTTGGTTACTGGAATGATAAGTTAGTTGTAATAGACTACAAAACTTCTAGAAAAAAGAAAACAGTTAGCCAGATAAAAGACTACTATTTACAAGCTACTTTTTATTGTACCGCGCATAATAAGTTATTTAATACCCAAGTAGATAGATTTTATATACTTATGGCTGTTGAAGATGGGTCTTCCACCGTGTTTACGGGAAGTCCGCATCATTATTTACCCGAATTAAAATATAGAATAAAGAGTTATTATGCACTACACAGAAATACTTGAGACTCATTTTGGCAAGCTCATTATACTAAATACTGATACTAATCAAGGTCTCTATTATAAAGAACATAGAAAACATATAGACCAGTCTCATTTAGATAGATTAAGTGCAATTGTTAGGGACATGCCAGCTCCTGTTATAGTAGATGTTGGCGCAAACTTAGGATGGTTTTCTTTTGAGTTAAAGCACGCTAACCCTAATAGCACTGTTATCTCTTTTGAACCGCAGAGAGCACTGTACTACATGGTATGTGGTTCTATAGCGTTAAATTGTTTTTCGAATATGTTCTGTCATCAGTTAGCTATAGGTAACGAAGATTCAGTGATTCCTGTACCTATTTTTGACTATTCTTTAGTATCAAACTATGGTGGAGTGGAGATTGATCCACAAAAAAATAACAAAGAGTACATCGGCCAAACAACTTCTACATACGAAGCAGTTCCGGTAAGAAAATTAGATTCTCTAAACTTTGAGAGGCTAGACTTGCTTAAGATAGATGTTGAAGGCATGGAGGAAAAAGTTCTTTTGGGAGCCATAGAAACAATTAAAAGATGTAAGCCTATCATATTTATTGAGTTTTTAAAATCTGATGTGCCTAGACTGCGAAGACAAATAGAGAGTCTAGGATACGAGATTAGAGAGACGTTAACCGAAAACTTTTTATGTTTCCCGGTGGATAGGTAATTAATGAACAAGAAAAAAAGCATTGTCGTCGAACCAAAGAATAAAAAACAGCGTGAGTTTATTAGCGCAGTAACAGAAAAAAATGTTATCTTTGCTACAGGAGCTGCGGGAAGCGGAAAAACTTTCTTAGCAGCAGCTAAAGCACTAGAATACTTAGAATTCGCATTTGTAGATAGAATTATTATTGTACGCCCTGTAGTTGCTACCGAAGATATCGGGTTTCTGCCAGGCGATATAAAAGAAAAACTAGACCCATACTTATTACCTCTTATGGATGCTTTTATTAGTCTTAGCAACCCTAGAAGAGTTCAAGACCTTACTCAAACAGGCGAAATAGAGATTGCACCTTTAGCCTTTATGCGTGGTCGCACTTTTTCAGACGCCTTTATTATCTTAGACGAAGCGCAAAATACTACTATCGAACAGATGCGAATGTTTTTAACTCGTTTCGGTGAAAACGTTAAAGTAGTAATTACTGGTGACTTAACTCAAAGCGATATAAAAGGCACTAACGGATTACAGTGGGCTATTGAAAAGCTAAAGCTGTGTGAGAGTGTGCATATTATTCGTTATAACAATTCTGACGTAGTTCGTAGTGCTCTTGTTAGAGATATTTTAAAATACATAGATTCAGATGATAAAAGTAAGACGGCTCTCGAGAAGCCAATTTCAGCGATTATTAGACCAGCCTTTATCGGAAACGGACAGGAAGAAAGTTATCAGCTTAATTCGAGCTCAGCGTAGCTATCCTCTGCTAACTCTTCCTAAATACCTGCTTTTCTGGTCTCTATATCAAAAGTACTTACCTTATGAGTTCTTAGAACGGGAGTAAGCTAATGCCTCTAAAACGTGGCTCTAGTCAGCGCACTATTAGCGCTAACATAAAAGAATTAATGAAAAAACCTGGCAAGACCAGACGTAAAGCCGTATCTACCCTAGCTAAGGAAGAAGGCATTTCAAAAAGTGAAGCACAACGTAAACAAGCTATTGCTATTGCCCTTTCTGCCGCAGGTAAATCTAAAAAGTAAGGAGAGACCTATTGGCCGGTAAAAAACTAGAAGCTGATAGCAAGTACAATCAATTTGACTCAGACGGTGATGGAATTGTTTCTGATGAAGAAATGACTAACGCCGAAAAAATACTTGAATTAGAAAATAAAGACGCAAAAGAAGACCAACTACGTCAAATGGCGTGGGTAGCGATGATGAGTATGGTTGTTTTTACTATCATTCTCTTTCTTCCGTTTATCAGCACAGAACGTGTTAGTGCGTTAGATAACCTACTGCAGATGTTTTATATAGCACAAGCAGGTGTAGTAGCTACATTCTTTGGATCTAGTGCATATATGAGTAGGAGTTAAGCATGGCAAAAAAAGTACCTTCTAAGCACCCAGGCATGGAAATGCTTACTAAAAAAGAACGAAGTTCTTTAGCCAAACGGGCTGTAGCCGGAAAAGATATTGGTAAAAAGGGAAAGCAATTCTCTAAGATAGCTGCTTCTGCGGCTGAACAGTATGGCAGTGAAGAAGCAGGTGCTAGAGTAGCAGCTGCTGCAATGATGAAAGCCCGCGCTGCTAGGAAGAAGTAAGCTATGGGAAAGATTATCAAACCAGTAACTAGCAAAAAACTAAAAAAAATTCCACCCGTAAACGCAGGCTCTACTAATAAGCATAAAATACAGAAAACGCCTAAAGCGCTAATGCATGGAGTTGTAAAGAATGAAGAAATCTACGGTAAATGAGGCTGGAGTTTACACTAAACCAACTCTACGTAAGCAGATTTTTGAGCGTATAAAAGCTGGCGATAAAGGCGGTGCTCCCGGTCAGTGGAGCGCGAGAAAAGCGCAGCTGCTCGCGAGCGAATACAAACGCGCAGGTGGCGGTTACAAAAAATAATGAAAATTAACTATTCTGAGCTGCTAAAAAAACATAAAGAAGGAAAGCCTATTGGTTCTACCAATAGAGCTAGACTCGTGGCTCGAGGGTTAATAGCACGAAAATCTGGTCCTCATAAAGGTAAAAAGATTGATTTAGGCCACCGAGGCAAATCATAAAGGAGAAATACAATGGCAATGCATCCAAATGGTAAAAACGGAAAAAATGGTAAGAAAGAAATGATGAACGGTAAAGAAGAGAAGCCAACTAACGGTCTTACTGCCGGTCAGAAAAAACTACCTCCTGCACTTCAAGCTGCGATTTTAAAGAAAAAGAAGAAGTAAAATGGCTCTGAAACCCAGTCAGCGTTCATTAAAGCGTTGGACAGAGCAAAAATGGCAGTACTCGTCTGAAAAAGAAGGAGATAAGCCACGGACAGAGAGAGGTAGATATCTGCCAGAGCGTGCGTGGAAAGCTCTTTCTTCAGGAGAGAAAGCTGCTACTAATCGTGCAAAACGAGAAGGCACAAAAGAAGGAAAGCAGTTTGTTTCTCAGCCTGAAAAGATAGCTAAAAAAGTACGTCCTTACAGGAAAATGAAATGAGTATCGCTCCTAGTTTTCAGTCAACTTTTTTAGGGCAGAAGCCCTCAAAAGCTCGCCCTAAAAAACCAAAGACTGTTGAGGTAAAGAAAGATGGCAACAACAAAAGACGTAAAAAGACTACCTAGTGGGGGTATTGAGTATCGTGGAGAACGTTTTGCAGGTTTTAACAAACCTAAACGCAATACTTCAGGATCTCAGCATAAAGAAGTAGTTCTTGCTAAAAAAGGCGATGAGATTAAAGTTGTACGCTACGGTCACCGTGAATACGGACACAACTATAGTGCCGAAGCACGTAAAAACTATTTAGCACGTAGCGCAGGTATTCGTGATGAATCCGGTAATTTAACTAAAGATGATAAGTTTAGTGCTAACTATTGGGCACGTAGACGTCTTTGGAGCCCTACAGGAAGTAAAAAGACTCCTCCCAAATGACAAGATACACGGATGAAGAAATACTTTCTCATTTGTCTGATTTTTATCATAAAAATGGTAGAAGTCCGACTAAACACGAATTTTCAAAAGCTAATGGATACATAAGTGGCTGGGTAGTTGTAGATAGATTCGGTAGCTGGAATGTGGGATTAGAAAAAGCCGGAATACCAAAAAACACAAGACAAGTTAAAAATAATACCTGGTGTAGAAATTCTATAATGAACTATACTAAAGAGTATATAAACAAATACAATAAATTTCCTAATAGTAGTTCAGAAAATGCTCCATCCTTTACAACAATAAAAAGATACTTTACAAATTGGGAAGAAATATATAATTTAGTCGGGTCAAAAAAAATTATTTGGACAGAAAACTTAATAATTCAAGCTATTACTGATTTCTATCATCAATACAAAAGAGTACCTACGTCTAAAGATTTTAGAGCAAATACGTTAAAATACCCAAATAGTCATATAATTAATAAATACTTTAAATCCTGGAATAATGCTATAGCAAAAGCTAATTTACCTATTACAACAAAAAACGGTTATGGTAATATTACTAAGGGTTTAGACGGAGTTTTATACAGGAGTTCTGCTGAGGCTTATTTTTGTGATGAGTATTTACATAATCAATATGCATATGAAGTAGAACCCAAATATCCTTATCCTTACGATACTTTATTATATGATTGGTATTTAAAAGACCTAGACTTGTATATAGAACTAGATGGTAGTTTAAGACCAGAAACAACTAAAAATAAAATAGAAATAAATAAAAAACTCAATAGAGTGTGTTTTTTTATAGCTACAAGTACTATATATGATAAAAATTATATAAAAAAATTATTATGTGACCGAGTAAGTGAGATGAAAAAATGAGTTATGAAGGTAAAATGGCACGTAGCAGCTTAAAAAAAGCTATCGCATACTCCACAGAGCTCTTAGGTATGATTAAGCCTACTGACGAGTTAGAGCCTTGGGTGCAAAACAAGATTAACGATATAGACCACTATATCGAGTCTATTTATGGTTACTATAAGTTTAGCGATGATGAAGAGTCTAGCGAAGAAAAAGAGATGGAAGAAATGGGAGAGATGATGGAATCCGAAAATAGTGATTCTACTAACTCTCAGCAAATAACTATTGGTGATTATACTACTAGACATTTCGATATCTGTCCCTCAGCACAGGCTCTATACAGTAATATTCGCGGTAAAACTGATATGATTCATCTTATTGTAGAGACTATGATGCTTCAAGATTTATTCTTTAGACTAGAAAAACAGGCAATTGCAATGGGTTCTATTGACGAAGAAGAATACGAAAAAGCAGAAGAGTTTGCGGAACTTATTATGGATAATGCAGAGCGTATGGGCTTAGCAGAAGAGCACTCTTATATTAATGATGTACACATGGCTAAATTTAGGCAGTTAGCAGGTATGCCTGAAAACGACGAAGGCGACGACGAAGAAGAAGATGAAGAGGAAGGGGGTGAAAATGACATGCTAGAAAACGGAACTTTCCGAATTGTACTCACCCCTGAAAGTTAATTTTTAGTTGACATTCAGTATTTAAACTCGTATAGTAATCTGTAACTTAACTATAGGATTACTATGACCAGCTATTTTAACAAAACTCGTACTGATTGGCGTATTTCTCAGTGTTGTCAGTGGATTGACGCAGCTAAAGCAAAACGCTATAACTTTGGAACTACTACAAAAACTTACGCTCTTAAAGCAGAAGGCAAACAAAAAGTACAGTCTAAAGCACTTGAAAATTGTCGTAAGCTTCTAGACTCCCTATCTACGTATTTCAACGACCAACCTCGCAATCTTCGTAGTTTTCGTATCTCATCTGAACTCTTTCCTTGCTACACACTAGATTTTACTAAACCTTGGTATGATGAAATTATGCCAAAGATTTCTACTATTCTAGCACAGGCTGGGGAAATTGCTCGCAAATACGAAATTCGTGTCAGTGTTCATCCTGGACAATATACTGTTCTAGGTTCTAGCAGTTCTGATGTAGTTCAAAATTCTATTCGTGACCTAGAGTACCATGCTCTCTATGGTAAGCTTATGAATTTGCCTGCTCGTGATTTTACTATGAATATTCACCTGCAAGGTTTGTATGGCGGAAAACATATTGACGGTATTAACCGCTTTGCTACTAATTTTCAATATCTCTCAGACTATGCTCAGCAATGTCTAGCTGTTGAAAACGAAGATAAAGCAAAATCTGGTTACGGCATCGAACACGTACTAGAGCTTTGTGCTCGTATTCCTACTCGTGCTACATTAGATACTCATCACTATGCTTGCCATCTCATGACTAAAACCGACAAAGTAAAGAATTCTGCAGGAACGGTTGTTAACCAAAAAAATCGAGATGTAGAGCACATTACCGTAAACCATCCGTGGTTTATTGAATCTGTTAAAACTTGGAAAGAGGTTCGTCCTCTATTTCATACTAGTCATCCGTTTCCTTTAGAGAATGAAGAATACTGGATGAAGCCTAATGCTCATGCAGAGCTACTGTGGGACGAAGAACTTCTCGCACTTACTGTTCCAATGCTGCAATATGCAGACTTTGATATTGAAGCAAAAAACAAAGAACAAGCTGTTCAGCAGTTTTATGCCTATATCAAAGAAGAAGAACAGTACGCTGGAGAAACTCTACAAGTTTTAACACTCTAGGAGAAATATAATGCCTAAATTTACCCCTGTAATAGATAATAATAGTAAAAATGTATACCGATGGGTGCGCGTTTCAGAAGATGGTAGTAAGACTAAAGTAGACGTTCCTCAGTCCGACTGGAAGCCTATTAGCTCTTGGACCTCTTCTGAGATTGAGGCTCTTTTTAGTTCGGATGTTATTGTTATTCAAAATCCTATTGCACTTTTTGACGCTGCCCCTGATGTACCTATTGACGTTGCCCCTGAGTTAGTAGAGATTCCCGCAGAATCTGTAAGTACGCCTGTCACGGAGGAACCCCAAAACTCGTTTCAAGAATCGAGTGAAGCACCGACTCCGACATTTTTTGGGATAACTAATAACTAAATTATGTATCGATTTATTTTTGACGTTGACGGTACTCTAACCCCTAGCCGTCAACGTATTGATTCTTCTTTTTCTACCTTCTTTTTAGATTTTTGTCAGTCTTACCCCGTATATTTAATTACTGGATCTGACAGACCTAAAACAATTGAACAGCTTGGGTTAGATATTGTTAACGCTTCTAAAAGAGTTTATAACTGCTCTGGCAATGATGTGTGGGAGCAAGATAACAATATTTATACTAGCCCCTGGAAAATTTCTCTTGAAGCAAAAGAATGGTTAGCTAGAGAACTAGACCTCAGTAACTTTGCAATTCGTGCCGGGAAACATTTAGAAGAGCGTCCAGGCTGCGTTAATTTTTCTGTGGTAGGTAGATTAGCTTCTCTAAGTCAGCGCCAAATATACGTAGATTACGATGAGGAGAACAAAGAGCGCGAACGTATAGCTCTTCAGTTTAATCATAAATTTCCTACCCTATCTGCTAGAGTTGGTGGCGATACGGGTATTGATATTTTTCCAAAAGGTCATGACAAAAGCCAGATTATTAAAGACTTCTCAGTTAAAGACAGGCTTTTCTTTTTTGGTGATAAAATGGAACCCGGGGGTAATGACTACCCATTAAAAGTAGCTATTGAAACAGAATCTAGAGGTGAATGTTTTACTGTTAAGGGTTGGGAAAATACATATAAAATATTGTCTGTTATGAAAGCTTCTATATGATTATTATTGCTGGTTTTGGCTTTGTTGGTAAAGCCTACTATGAAACACTTAAAAGAACTCACGAGGTATCAGTAGTAGATCCAAAGTATACCTATAAAAAGATTCAAGATTTTCCAAGCGCAAAAGGCATAATTGTATGTGTACCTACCCCAGAATCTAGTGATGGTAGCTGTGATACTAGTTATGTTGAATCTGTAATTAGTGAGTGTTCAGATTCCATACCTATTATGATTAAGAGCACTATTAGTCTAGAGGGTTGGAAAAAACTTAAAAAAAGATTTTCAAAACACCAAATTACTTTTAGTCCTGAATTTTTACGTGCAGATACTGCAATAGAAGATGTACAAGCTACTAGTAGTGCTATTGTTGCTGGTGGAGATGTACTATTTTGGAAAAGACTTTACCAACGAGCCTTTCCTAATATAGAAATATATGAGATGCGACCCGAAGAGGCCATCACAGTAAAATACTTTAGAAACTCTTTTTTAGCTACAAAAGTTGCGTTCTTTAATCAGATATACGACTTCTGTGAGCGTCTAGGTATTGACTATAGATATGTTAGAGAAGGCATTGCGCTAGATTCTAGAATAGGACCTAGCCATACTTTTGTGTTTGAGGACTCTAGAGGATTTGGCGGTTATTGCTTTCCTAAGGATACCGCAGCTCTTCTTCATACCTCTAGCACTGAATTAGATTTAGATCTTTCGATCTTGCGTGCTGCAGTGGATTATAATAACACGATTAGAGATGACTAATCACATTTTTGTACTAAGTTATTGTGGAGCCCAGGACTTCTTTAATACTATTAGTGTTAAAGACTTCCCTGGCTCCACTTTTTATTTTATAGACAATGGAAACCAAAGCTATGATGCAACTTTTACCTGTACTACCTATACTACTAGCACTAACCTTGGCTGTGCTGGCGGCTGGAATCTTATTTGTCGTATAGCTTTTGACTATTTAAATTTAGAAAAGATTATTATTACGCAGGACGACGCGTGCTATACAGAAGAACAAATAGAAGACGCACTAGCTGAGACTTCTGCTACTTGTTTAACTGGCGTATTTCAACCATACTTTGAGTTTAGCTGTTTTGCAATTCATAGAGATACCTGGAAACAGGTAGGCGCTTTTGATGAAAATTTTATCTATGTGTATAGTGAAGACGCTGATTATAAGCAACGCTGTATGTTACAAGGAATAGTTCTTAATTCTCTAATGGTTCCCTCTGCAGGCTCAAATAAGAGCCTGACAGTTAAACGTAATCCCTCTATGAATCGCGTACTCTATAATAGAGAGTACCTTCAGTGGAAGTGGGGAAAGAGTATTCATCCAAGTGAAGTTGCTCGTAGAGACTCTCAGCCTCCATTTGAATATCGAACTCCGTTCGATGAGCTTGTACCTGTAGACTACGTACCTAAAAGTCGCAGAATAGACATAGCATATCCAGCACTTAAAACTACTTCACGCTTCCCAAGTGAAGTTGAATATGATAGATTTAAAACAGTAGGACTATAGCATGGACTCAGCAATTATTTATGAACTACCTCGCGATATCCCAACAAATGAACTTGTTGGTCGTAAGTTTTTCCGCGACTTAACAAAGTGGATTCCTGAATTACGTCTAGACTCTGACATAGCACATGAAGACCAGTACTGGGGTGAGTATGTTATGAGACTGCCATATCCTCTAGATGTACTCTCAATGAGTGACCACGATATTCAACTAGTAGCAAATTCAGTAAATGGTCATCATACACTCGCTATTTGTTTTAAGCATCAAGACCCGAACAATACAACGCTTCCTCTAAGAAGCAGAACAATTCTCCAACATTTAATTTCTCAAGTAAAGGCTCAAAATGGCACCGAAAAAAGAACCGAAACAGATTAATGCAATTAATCCGGAAGACGTAGCAAAAACTATTCATACAATTGTCAGTCTAATGGAATCGGTAGATGCGTCTCGTGATATGATTAGTGATAAGCTTAAGTATCTAAAAGAGACATACGGGCTTCCAGTAGCTGACGTACGAGCGGCTGCTACGGCTCTGAAAAAGCAGAACATTGACGAACTCGATGAAAAGACTAAGCGTATTCAAGAGCTGGTAGATCTGTGTCTGTGAATTATATACTATTTACAGGCGGCTTTGACCCTATTCATTCGGGTCATCTTGCGGCAATGGAGCAAGCTGCTCATATAGGAACTCTAGTAGTAGCACCTAACTCGGATAATTGGTTGACACGAAAAAAGGGTGCTCCTTTTCAACCTCTTAGTGAACGAGTTGCAATCTTAAAACACTGTAAGCATGTCAGCGAGGTACAAACTGGCTGGGATGATAGTGACGGCACTGCTTGTGGAGCCATTCAACAGTTTTACACTTCTAAGCACCTACTAACGAACGGAGTTGGGGGTAGAGGTAATCTATTCTTTGCTAATGGTGGAGACCGTACTCCTACTAATGTTAGTCAGGCTGAGATAGACCTCTGTATGGAGCTCGGTATTCTACTGCTTTTTAATGTTGGCGGTAAGAAGACTCAGAGTAGTTCACAGTTTATTCAAGAGTGGTCCCGACGAATTTAAGTTATCTATAGACACGTGCTTAACTATATGCTATCTTTAAGTATAATCTTAGAGGTAAACTATGTACGAATGGTGTAAGTGTTCTGTTTGTGGAGAAGACTTTAGCGAAGCGCGAGCGCGCCTTGGCTATAGCACTTGTTTGCAGCACGGTGGTAAGCCAAAGCAATTTACTGTCGCTCCTGCTTTTAACAAAGGCGCCTATCAACTTATTACTCGTCGAGAGGTAATAGACATTGGACGCTCCTAGTAAAATTCTCCTAGAGAAGAGTGTGTATCACTGGATTTCTCTATGTGAGCAGGAAATTAAGTGTTGGAGTGATTGTAGTTCTTTTGAACTACACCACTGTCGTTTAGATTGGGCAACCACTCGAACAGCTCATAAAGGCGGTTGGTATGCTAGCGGTCCGGGAATTAACCTCGCAATGTGGTTATTGTCTCGAAACCGCGGAACTATTTTTAGAATGTACGAGTACGCCAGTTTTGATGCTGATTCAGTTATTGGTGGATTCTATGCTACTGACCGTAACTTAGCTACTGGTATGATTGTTTGCCATGAAATGGCACACGCGGTCCAGTTCTATCGTAAAAAAGTGTTAAATATGTCAGTAGATAAAGCACACGGTAAATCTTTTAAACAACCCTACGCTCAATTACGTAAGGCTGTATTTAACCATAAGCTACCAAATCAGGTTGAAATGAAAAAACTATATAACGAATATGTTTCTAGCGTGTTGCAATGAAAAGTTACGGACTGCTAGGAGTTGTATTCATAGTTCTTTTTATTCTTCAGTATGTCACACCACTACTTCTTTTTACGGGAATGTTGCTAATAGCAATTGATGCATACACAATGCATTCACATTATCGTGATACTCGTCGCATTCTTAATTCTCTCTTGATAAATGCTAATTTTATGGAGTATATTCTAGAAGAAGATAAAAAAGAGGACTCAGATGGACTATAAATCACTTAAAAGTATTGTTCTGCATCACGATAAGCTTTACTACGATCTAGGTAAGCCTGTTCTCTCAGACTCAGAATATGACGGTCTCTATGACCAACTTGTAGAAATGGAACGGCTGCAGGGTTGGAAAGACCCTGACAGCCCTACTGTGCGTATTAGCTCTCTTGGCGGTAAAATCAAACATCCGCATCAGCTCTATTCTCTGAAAAAGGTGTACAGTGAAGAAGAGGTAGAGGCTGAATTTTCAGTTCTTACTCCTAAACTTGATGGAGTAAATCTGTCTGCAACCTATGAGTCGGGTGCTCTACGTACTCTTCTTACTCGGGGTGATGGTGAGTATGGTGAAAATGTTATTCACCTGTCTAAGGTTATCAAAGGAGTTCCACCAACAGTAGCCCAAAGCGCTACTTTTGTCGGCGAGGTAGTTACAGACAATCCTAATGTAGAAAACTTTCGTAACTATGTTGCAGGTGCTCTCGGACTCAAGAGTGCTAAAGAAGCACAAGAGCGTAACCTGCGCTTTATTGTTCACGACGTACTCGGTGTAGAGGCAGACTATCTTGATAGGTTGAAACTGGCTAAAAAAGCGGGTTTCAAAACTGTACTCGATGATGCCTATACTCAGTATCCGCAAGATGGTAAAGTCTATCGAGTAAACTCCTATGCTCGAGAGCAAGAGCTGGGTCATACTTCTAAGCATCCGCGATTTGCAGTAGCGCTGAAACAAAAAGAGCACTATAGCGCAGCTACTAATCTTAAAGATATTATCTGGACTGTAGGCCGTAGTGGAGTCGTAACTCCTGTTGGCTTGGTGGACCCCGTAGTGCTTGATGGGGCTACAGTTACCCGAGTTATTCTGCATAATCTTGAATTTGTACTGGAAAACAATCTCCGTCCCGGAGATTCTATTCTCATTGAACGCAGAATTACCCCTCAGTTTGTGCGAGTTCTTGAGCACTCTAACTACGCTCCGTTTTCTCTCGCAGACGCAGAGCGAGCTCTAGGAGTGTCTCTAGAGCGTCGGGGGCCAAAGATTTATGTTGATGCGGAGAATGGTCAGCGCTTAGTAGAGCACTATGTTAAAACACTCGGTATTAAAGGTCTAGGCCCATCTTCTATTGAGAAGCTTGAAATCTCGCATCCCTCTGAACTCTATGGTGATGTGCCGTGGAGCATTCTTGGTAAAAATGGAGATAAAATTCGAGAAGAGATTTCTCGTCCGAAAGACTATCCGACAGTACTTGCATCCTTGGGTATTCCTGGCGTAGGTAAATCTACAGCTCAACTTATCTGTAAACACATTCCTGCTTTTGAAAATCTCTCACGTATTGGGGAGCTACAGATTCATGGGATTGGGCCTACTACCGTAGAAAACATCTTAAGCTGGTTGGAGGTTAATGCAGATTGGGTAGAACGACTGCCTTATAGATTAGAGGTCGAAACCTCTACTCCTGAAGATAAGGTAGAGTATCGCAAAGTATGTGTTACTGGAAAACTGGACATGACTAAATCAGAACTAGGGGCTCATCTCTCCAAGTTCGGATTCGAACTTAGTGATGCACTTACCAAAGACTGCTATGCGCTAATTTCTTCGGGAGAAGAATCGACTAAGACAAAACAAGCGCAAAAGTATGGTATCCCGGTAATCAACTATTGGAATAATCGAGCGATTGTGCTCAAAGGAATGTTTTAATGAGTGTTATTAACTTTCAAGACTTTGCGGCAAAGAGGCAAGCCGTTATTAAAGCTAACGTCACGCAAGGTATACTTGATGCCTTTACGCTAGACTATATGAGCAATCTTGCGCATCACGACGTCAACCTAGAAGACCCAGCTATTGCATTTGATATTGCTACTATTCAATTCTTAATGAGAGGCATGGCTCATCGCTCTCAAGGCGAGAGCCATCCTAGTCAGATTATTCTAGACAAGCTGAAAGGAGCTGTCGTAGGGTAGCCTGAAGAAGGAGACTCCGCGTGTCCGAATTAGATAAACTATATTGCGACACTAAAACCCAGGCCTTAGAAAAAGGAATTATCAATTTTAAGGGAGACAAAGAAGAATGGAAACGAGAAAAACGCAAGTTACGACGCAGAGACAAAAAGAGACTCCTCAATGTTAGTAAGAGTCACCTGTAGTCCCGCTCATGTAGAAGAAACACTAGAACACTGTGAAACTCAAGGCTTACGCTTGGTATCTAAAAGAGTTGTAAATAGAGACGCTACTGAGCTAGTCTTTGAGACCTCGGGAAAAGAACGTGCTATTTCAGGAGAAGGTGTCGAAACCTTCTTAGAGTTTCAAGATGGTAGCACAGCTCCTCTCTATGTTCGAAGAGACAGAGACTGGGCAGAGTAACGACCAAAAGTTAAATAAAATTCTTCTTGCCACATCCTCTATAGTGCGCTATAGTATATGTATAAATTGCCAATGAGGAATCTATGAACGCTGCACAACAAAACTACACTGAAGAACAAACACAGCAACTACTTAATCTCTATGCGCAGCTTGGCACTGACGGTCTTGACCAGATTGCTGAGCAGCTTCAAAAACCGGTACGTTCAGTCCGCTCAAAACTAGTTCGAGAGGGTGTTTACGTTCCTGCGCCAAAACCGCAAGATCGTAAGAATGGTACTTCTAAAAAAGAAATGCTTAATACACTCCAGTCCTTAGTAGGGTTTGATACTACTGGTTTTAGTGGGTCTACCAAAGAAGCACTGTCTTCTCTGATAGTGTATCTAAAGACTCATGACGATTCACAGGCTTAGGTTTGTGGATTGGTAAGACTGTTAATAATGCTAGCGCGTGTGAACAGTCTCGTAAAAGTGCGGATGGGCGGGGCAGCTTTTACACTCAACTCTCTAGGCTTAGCAAGGCTAAGTGTGAGGGGCCTGTTAGCAGTAATCAGGTAAACAGCAAAACTGCTCAGGGTCGCTAAACTCACCCAGCACTAAAGTAGTTTTAGGAGAAGTGGTTGACCTCTGATGAAGTCCTACTGTGCAGTAGGCACAACCATAAAGGTGTGAGTACTCGGTGCTCACACCTTTATTTTTCTCTTGCACTATTCTGTGTTTTATCGTAATATAGATTATCAACAGAGGGCAATAGATGTATACCGTGCGTGAGATATTCAAAGACGTATTTCAAGTCTCAAACTTTGATGACGATTATCGAGAGCCTATTGCAGTCTATCGAGTGAGCGGTAAGCGATGCTCGTGTCCCGCGCGCAATCCTTGTAAGCATCAAGACCTTGTTCGAGCTTTCAAGGAACTTGAATCTGGGGCTTGGGGGTTTGAGTTCGTCGGAAAGCAAGTTCAACCACTGTCTCTGAAGATACTTGAGGTAAATTAATGTTTGACAATCTCAACAAACTGACATATACTATAAATATAGATAAAAACGGAGTTTTTCTGCCGGCCTTGGCGCTGCTCTTCATCTACCTTAAGCTGACAGGCACAATTGCTTGGAGTTGGTGGTGGGTGCTAAGCCCAATCTGGATTCCGGCAGCAATTTCTTTTATTGTTGCTTTTGTAGTAGCGTTTGTGTTTGCAGCTAAGAAATAGCTTCCGTAGCTCAGCGGATAGAGCAACCGCCTTCTAAGCGGCAGGCCGCAGGTTCGAGTCCTGCCGGGAGCGCCAGAGTTATGGAGAATGATATGAAAAAATGGCCCGCATTATACTACGCTAGTCGTAAAGACTGTGAAGATTTGCGGTTGCGCAGGTGTAACCCTAAAATGGCTCGCCGTGCTGGAGTGTACGGCTGGAGAAAGTGGGACACCAAAAAATAATAGATTCGGAGTGTAGCTCAGCTTGGTAGAGCGCCTGGTTTGGGACCAGGATGTCGTGGGTTCAAATCCTGTCACTCCGACCACAGATTGCCCGCATGGTGGAATAGGTAGACACAAGGGTCTTAAAAACCCTCGCTGGTGCGTGCCGGTTCGAGTCCGGCTGCGGGCACCAAATTCGGTCCTGTAGTTTAGTGGTAAAACACCCGGCTTATACTCGGCATCGTCTCCAGATTAGAGAGCGTCGTAGGTTCGAATCCTACCAGGACTACCATTTTAGAGAGGTTTAAATGTGCAAAACTAGTTTAGACTATGCTGAAATCGCTGGATTGCAACTCACGTTGCAATATTTAAAAACTCTAAAAGATCCAACTGACGATGAGCTGTCTGTAATGCGTTGGATACCAGACCGTCTCTATGAACTAAAAAGTAAATGAGGGCCTGTAGCATAACGGTTAATGCAGAGCGTAAAAATATACCATGAATGAGGCTGAGCTAAAAAAACATTTATTGTTAGCACTAGAAAACATTTGTTTTTTAGATATGCCGTTTTCTAAACTTTTATTTGTTGAAGCGTTGCTACAACCGGGAAAATTGTCAGATAACTTAGTTCTAAGCCCGACAAAAACTACTAGTCTAGTAAAAAAGTTATTTCCAGATAGAAGAGATAGACAAAATTTTATATCGTACCTTTTACGATCTATAAATAAAAAGTATTGTAAAAAATGTGATTGCGTAAAAGATATAAGTGATTTTGGCGTTAATAATACAAATTTAGACGGACTTATGGGGTCTTGTAGAGTTTGTCACAATAAAGAGCAAAAAAATTACTATGACAGAACTCCAGAAGCTCAAAATTCTAGAGTGCGAAAAAGAGATAGAAAGTTAGACAGAAGCTTATCTCAATCAGAAATAGAGTTTATTTTTAATAAGTTCGGTAACAAATGTGTATATTGTGGTTACGATAATTTAGACCACAACATTGATTATGGTCAAAATTTACATTTAGACCATATTATCCCTTTTTCTAAAGGGGGAACAACTACTGTAGATAACATTCAATTATTATGCAGAAGTTGTAACGTTAGTAAAGGGAGTAGGGTGTGAAGGTTGCACGTGGCGCTCATAACGCTTAAAGATGAGGTTCAATTCCTTATGCTCCTACCATAATTTTGCCCTAGTAACTCAGCTGGCCAGAGTAGCGGTTTTGTAAACCGAAAGTCGGGAGTTCGAATCTCTCCTGGGGCACCACTTTTAATTTTTTGTTTGACACAGAACTCTACTTGTGTTAATATAAGCTATGAGTACAGAAGAACTAAAAGAAGCTAATCGCCTACACTGGATTGTAAAAGGCCATCTAATTCCTGATAGCTGGAGTGAACAATCTATCGTTGATATGCATAAGTCCTATTTTTTTAGGCTATGGGGTAATCACGAAGCCGTCTACCACGAGGATGGGTTTGAAGAAGCGTGGAATTTAAAACAACTTAGGAGTATTTAATATGTCATACTGGGGATACCACGCAATGTTTGATTGCGCTGCTTGCGATATCGAAAAAGTCACAAGTGAAGAAAACGTTTATAATTTTATTAAAGAACTCGTCCCGGCTATCGACATGATAGCATTCGGAGAGCCGCAAATCCAACACTTTGCTACTCACGAGCCGGATAAAGCTGGTATTACCGCTACTCAGTTGATTGAGACTAGCAGCATTACTGCCCACTTTGTCGATATAAATGGTGATGCCTACATTGACATCTTCTCTTGTAAGACTGTTGATGTGAAGATTGCAGAGGATCTCATTCGTAAGTACTTCAACCCTAAGAAGGTTCGAGTCAACTTCATCACTCGTAGCGCTGGTTAATATCAGTGTAGCTCAATGGTAGAGCGGCGGTCTCCAAAACCGCGCGTAGAGGGTTCGATTCCTTCCACTGATGCCAATAGTGCGGTAAGGAAAGTCTGGACAAGCCAAGTGATCATAGGCATATGTTTAGAGCAGTTTGGCCAAACTGTAAAAGGAGCATGGGCAAGCGTTCTCATAAAACGCCAGATACCGCACCTGCCGCATTTTTTATACAGAGGGCCCGTAGCTCAACTGGGAGAGCATTTGCCCTGCAAGCAAGCGGCTAGGAGTTCAAGTCTCCTCGGGTCCACCAACTTTCTATTTCCTTAACTTTTTAGAGTCTCACATGGACTATATATTCGATATAGACGATACACTTAGTAATAGTTCACATAGAGAACACCTTATTCATGGTCCTCATAAGGATTGGGAGCTTTACTATAGCCTCTTAGTAGAAGACCCTCCTATTGCTTCTGCGGTCGCTATTCTTAAAGCCCTTGATGCAGCAGGTCACCGTATCGTACTTTGTACGGGGCGTCCAGAGCGATGCCGTAACTTGACAATTCAGTGGCTTCAGAGTCAAAGTATTCCGGCTCACGATTTGTATATGCGTCAGCGTAGTGAAGAGTATCTACGCAACTATCAGATTAAACGTATACTACTTGACTGCATTCGTCGTGATGGATATTCTCCCGAAGCAGTTTTTGAGGACAATCCACTCTCCGTTGAAATGTGGCGAGAGGCTGGATTACAGGTATTTCAAGTTGCGCCGAAACAAACGCCCACCTCAGTTGATTTCTAGCCCTTGTATTAAAGTTTGTCACCTTAATAGTCGTGATATTTGTGTAGGGTGTTACCGTACGCGTGATGAGATATCACGCTGGTTAGGAATGAGTGACCTAGAAAAACTAGGTGTATTAGAGAGAATTAATGGAAACCGCAAACATCTTAGTTGATTTACTAGAGCACTATAAGCGTCTATATATACGCTCTCTAGTCGCTCGAAAAACCGACGAAGCGAGTGTTTACTTATCTGTATTAGCGGCAATGCACTATCCAACGTATTTAGCTGCAAAAAGTATGAAAAAGCCCTCATAGAATTATCATGTCAGACACGCTAGTAATTAACGCAGATGGGCTACCGGTGAGCGTCGTACCTCTTAGTGTAGTCTCTTGGAAAGAAGCCATTCTCTATATGTATCATGACAAGTGTGATGTTATGGAATGGTACGACAATTGGGTTGTGCATAGTGCGCATTGGGAAACTCGTGTGCCTGCCGTCATCATGTTAAAAGACTATTTACGTAGAGCAACAGAGGTTAGATTCTCAAAGACGAATGTCTTTTTGCGGGACCAGTATCACTGTCTGTATTGCGGAACCGCAGTAAATAATAACAGCGGTACGCTTGACCACGTACTGCCATTATCACGGGGTGGACGTACTAACTGGGAAAACATTGTTACCGCGTGTTCTCCTTGCAATATGCGAAAAGGTAACAGTCTTGGTATGAAGCCAAATTATGCTCCGTACAAGCCTGGATACTACGAGTTAGTGCGCAAGCGTAAACAGTTACCCTTTAATCTGCGTCACGACAGTTGGTCTCAATGGCTTCAGCTCGATGAGAGCTTAGCATAATTTTTTTCTTGCTATCACGTATTATTTGTGTTATTCTTGAAAAGAATTAAGCGGGTATGGTATAGAGGATGTGCCCTAGCCTTCCAAGCTAGAGAGGACCGGTTCGATGCCGGCTACCCGCTCCAAGATTGCCGCTATAGCTGAGTGGTTTAGCAGCGCATTAGTAATGCGCCGACGGGAGTTCGATTCTCTCTAGCGGCACCACTGGGAATTAGCTCAATTGGCAGAGCAACGGTTTTTGGTACCGCAGGTTTGGGGTTCGAATCCCTGATTCCCAGCCAAAGGATAAAGCATGTTTGAAAAAAGTTGGTTTGAAGCTTGGTATCTTAAAGAAGACCCTTGGGGCTATCGCAGTACTCCTGATGATGCCCATCGTAAACTAACTATACTTCAGACCCTACAACCATACGCACCTTTTCAGCGTGCTCTCGATATTGGTTGTGGTGAAGGGTATATTACAGAAGACCTTCCCGCAGCTAGTATTGATGGCATAGAGATATCTGACAAGGCTGCCGCGCGACTAGCATCTAATATTCGTCGGGTGCAAGTTCCTGACGGTCGCTACGACCTTGTCATCACTACTGGTACACTCTATCGAGAATATGACCATGTACTAATCGCTTCTTGGATACGGGCTAGTGCTTCTCGACTTGTGCTAGTATCTGGCATTAAAGATTGGTTGCTTCCATATAGTTTTGGAACTATACTAACACAATGTAACTTTAGTTATCGTGACACCCTACACCAAGAATTGACTCTTTATGAAGTTAGCCCATAATATTGGAACACACAAACATTCGAACTACCATACTCGAGAAGAGATAGCTGCTTGTCACGACGAAATAGGTTTTGACGGTATCTATCTCAATGTGTACGAAAATCGTGATATACTAGCCGGTAAGTCTGGTATTATGTTTGTAATGGGTAACTATCTAGGTCGAGACAACTCTTTTGACCTTGAATATGTGCCAGCACTAGAGCGCTACTGCACGCTAGAGCAGGTACAAGAGATTTGTAACGAGTATAATTTTGAGATTGGTTGGCACACCTGGAACCATCCAGACCTTACTAAAGTGTCTCGTCAGCAGTTAATTCAAGAAATTACTCCACCGTTTCCTTGTAGATATTTTGCCTATCCATACGGAGCCTATAACAACGAAGTTGTACAGGCGGTGAAGAATGCTGGGTATGAACGTGCGTGGAGCGTGCGTCAAGGCACTCTTGACACTTCTGTTCCAGACT